CGCAGGAGATGCTCGCGCAGCAGAACGCGCAGCAGGCGCAGCAGATCGAGCAGATGCAGGCCGGCCTGCAGAAGCTGGGAGACGAACTCCGCACCAAGACGATCGAGGCCGAGTACAGCATGCGGATCGAGCAGATGAAGATCGAGAGTTCCGATCGCCAGACTGCCCTCAAGGCGCAGGTTGACCTGGTCAAGGTCGAGGCGCAGTTGACGTCCGCGGAAAACATCGCGCTGCTCAAGTCGCAGGTATCGGACCTCCAGCGCCAGATCGCCGCCATGAGTTCCGGCGCCGCGGCCGAGGCTGCAGAGCCGGCCGGGCCGGGCGATGCGATGGCGGGCTCCAGAATGCCGCCGCCGGGCATGCCAATGGGCGGCACTGCCGCCGGCCCGGCCGCACCTCCGCAGTTTTAGACAGTTTTTATGCCAGAAGAAGTGAGCCAACCGGCCGAGCAAGGGACGGAAGGCGCCGCAATCAGTCAGGCCCCGACAGATTTTCGGGAGTTTGCGAAGTGGCGCGCAACCGGTGAATTGCCCGAGCCGAAGGCAGAGGACCAATCCGCGGCCGCGGTAGAAGAACCGCCGGCCAAAACTGAACCGGACTCGGAAACGGACGACCATCAGGAAACAGGGGAAGAGGAAGACGAAACCGGAACCCCCGCCCGCGGTAAAGGCGGCTCCCGGCAACGTCGCATCGACAAGCTGACGCGCGAAAACGAGGAGTTGAAGCGGCAACTGGCCGGCCAACCGGCCCAGCCGCAGGATAGGCCCTCGGAAACCGCTGGCGTCCCCGACAAGCCAAAACTCGAGAACTTTAAGACGCTGGAAGCGTACCAGGAAGCACTGACGGAGTGGAAACTCGACGAGCGCGAGCGCAAGCAGAAAGACGAAGCTGCGCGAACGGCGGCCGAGCAGACAGTCCGCACGCAGCAGGAAGGCTGGACCGCGAAAGAGCGGGCAGCCCGCAAGGCGCATTCCGATTACGACGACCTGATGGACACGGTTGTGATCCCGGCCGGGCCGGGAGTCATGGCGGCACGTCAGGCGATGCTCGAGGACGAGCATGGCGCCGAGCTCCTGTACTACCTGGCGAAACACCCCAAAGAACTCGAGCGCATCGCCGGCCTCGCGCCGGCGTCTGCGGCAATGGCTATCGGCAAATTGTCGGCATCAATCGCCCCTGCACCTGAAAACGGGAAACCCAGAATAACGGGCGCACCCAAGCCGCCGCCGCCGAGTGGAAGAGCAGGCAAAGTCATGTCCGATGATCCCAACGATCCGGACGTGCAGCGCGATTTCAAGCGATGGTCGAAGGCACGGGAGGCGCAAACGAAGGGGCGATAAGTGCCGAATACACTCCTCACGCCGCAGATGATCACCAATGAGCTCCTGCTGCGCTTCAAGAATAACCTCGGTTTCAGTGGCGCGATCGCGCACACCTGGGACGACAAATTTGCAATCAGCGGCGCCAAAATCGGTGACACGCTTCGTCTGCGGGATGCGGTCGAATTCACGGTTGGCAAAAACCCGGACATCACGGCCGCCATCCAAGACGTCACCGAAACCCAGAAGACTCTCACCCTCAACCAGCAGGCCGTCGTCGCGTTCCAGTTCTCCTCGGCCGAGCTCACGCTCTCGATCGACGCATTCAGCGATCGCTACCTCAAGAGCGCCGGCGTAGCCCTGGCGAACCAGGTGGACGTGGACGGGCTGACGATGGCTTACCAGAGCACCGGCAACCAGATCGGCACACCGGGCACTCCCATTGCCGCTCTCGATCCGTTCTGGACGGCCGGCGAAACGCTGGACCTGTTCAGCGCCCCGATGGACGGCAAACGCACCATGTGCATCGCCCCCAAGGTTCAGACCGCGGCCCTCAAGGCAGCGCAGGGTCTGTTCCAGTCCTCCACCCAGGTCAAGCAGCAGTACGAGCGCGGCCGCATGGGGACTATGGGCGGTTTCGAGTGGGTAATGGACCAGAATTGCCGCACCCACACCGTGGGCCCGCTCGGCGGCGCACCTCAGGTAGGGGCATCGAACCAGACCGGATCGACCCTCGCCGTAACCGGATTCACCGCTGCCGCCGCGCTGCGCCTCAAAAAGGGCGACAGTTTCACGCTGCCCACCGTGTTCCCGGTCAATCGCGTCTCGAGCGACCCTCAGGTCGATTTGCAGAAGTTTGTGGTCACCGCGGACGTATCCAGTCTCGCGGACGGGTCTGCCTCGATCCCGATCTATCCCCCCATCACCGTGACCGGCGCACTGCAGACGGTCACCAATTCTCCGGCGGCCGGCGCACCGCTCACGATCACGAGCGGTACCGCGAACCAGCAGGTATCGGAATCGATCGCCTTCCACGAGTCCGCTTTCGTCATCGGCATGGCGCCTCTCCAGGTCCCGGCCGGCGTCCACTTCGCTGCGAGCCAGATGGACCCCGACACCGGGACCTCCGTCCGGATCGTCAGTGACTACATCGTGACGACGGACAAGTTCATCACCCGCTGCGACGTGCTGTACGGTCACACCGCGCAGCGTCCGGAATGGGCCTGCCGCATCGTTCAGTAGGCGCCCCCTCGAGTTATGAATAACGACTACCCGCGCATGCTCTTCCACCGGACCAAAGAGCCGGTGACGGTGCAGAACCGGGACGAGGAATACGCACTCGGCAAAGAGTGGTCTCGCACGATCTGGCCGGCGGCCGATGCCGCCGAGCCGGACGCGCCTGCCGCTCCGGAACCGGAACCGGAACCGGCGCACGCGCCGGCGCCGGCGAAACATCCAACCAAACCCCCGGTGGCGGCAAAACACGCCCCGAAAAAACGTTGGTGAGCGGGCGTAGTGGCGGCACTGCCGCCACTACCTCCGCATCTCCGCACCTCTGAGGAACAGACGAATGGTGATAGTCAAGATTTCCGACATTGACAGGGCCGTTGGGGCGTGGCTCTCGACGAACCCGGCAGAGGCCGAGCCCACTGCCTACCCGAAGCTCATGTACAACGTGAACCTGCCGCCGGTGATCGTGCACGATGCCGAGCAGGAGAACAACATGGGCGAGGCCTGGCGCACCCTGTACGTGGGCCCGCTACCCGATGTCCCCACCGTCTCGCTCGATCCAACGAGCGACACCGTGGCGGCCTCGCTCGAAACCGCCAAGTTTCACGTCACGATCACCGGGCCCGGCGCCTCCGGAACCTGGACCGCGGAAATGGACCCCGCGGACGACTGGCTTTCGATCGTGGCCCCGACCACTCCCCAGAGTGCCGATGGTGACGTGACCTACGCCGTAACCGCCAATATCGGGCCCCTGCGGACGGCCGAGATCACGGTCCACGGGAAGGTATTCACGGTCACGCAATCGGCCGGCGAGTAAAGGGACATGCCTACCACGGTCACGCAATTAATCCATTCGGCCATGCGGCTGATCGGAGCCATCGCATCGGGCGAGGTCCTCGAGAGCAATGAGCTCAACGACGGCCTCGCCTCGCTCAACCAGATGCTCTCCTCGTGGAACACCGAGGGGGCCTCTCTGGTGGCGCGCCAGCGCATGCAAGTGGCTATCACCACCACCAACAGCTTCTCGCTGCCTACGCGCCCGATCAAGATCGATGCCGCGAGCGCATCGATCAGCGGCGTCGATTCGCCTCTTGAGATCGTCGATGCCGCGGGCTGGGAAGCGATCCCCGTTCCGGAAAAGCAGATGCAGTCGATCTTCATCCGGCGCCTGTACTGCGACTACCAATTCCCCAGTGCGACGGTCTACATCTGGCCTACGCCGCGCCAGGCCGGAACCCTCGAGCTCTGGGTTTACGCCGTAATGACGCAGTTCGCCAACCTGACCGACACCGTCACGATGCCGGAAGGGTACGAGGCCGGGCTGCGGTTCAACCTGGCCGTTGTGCTCGCTCCCGAGTACGGGCGCCCCATCGACCAGACTGTGCTCGCGAACGCCCAGAACTTCAAGGCATCGCTTGTGCAGTTGAACGCCTCTAACCACGCGCGGTCTCAGGCGCCGCCGGCCGCGGCCTAACCTATGCCACAAACCACTGCGGGAGATCTGATCTACGCCGCGCTGCGAAAGGCATCGATCACCCTTGGGCCGGGACGGACCCCGTCACCGGCCCAGATGACGGACGCGATCGCGGAACTGCGCCGGCTCACCGGTTCGCTGAACTGCGACCGGCTCTTCATCTATTCGGTTGATACGCTCACGTTCCCGATCCTCACCAGCAAGAAGACCTACACCATCGGCAAGGACCCGGCCGGCCTCATCACCGCGGATTTCGACGTTCCGCGCCCGCAGTTGATGACGATGGCGAACTACATCTCGATGGGCAACCCCGCGGCCCCGATCCGGTACCCGCTCAGTGTTCTAACTCCGCAGGAGTGGGCCTCGATCACGATTCAGGAATTGATGAACGCGATTCCGGAAGCGATCTATAACGACTACGCATACCCCCTCTCGACGCTCTACCTGTACGGGCAGCCGGTGGCCGGCAACAAGCTCGAGATCTGGGTCTGGCACCAGGTCCCGGTCTTCACTTCCGCGACCGACATAGTGGTTCTGCCTCTCCAGTACGAGGACGCACTCGTGCTCAACCTCGCGTGCCGGCTCGCGCCGCAGTTCCAGCGGGCGGTAGACCCGGACGTTCGCCTGCAGGCCCGCGATTCGCTCATGCGCCTGGAATCGATCAATGCGCCGCAACCGATCGCGGACACCAGTGCACTGTGCTGGGGATCGCTCCGCTACAACATTTTCAGCGACCAGACCAAACGCTAAATGAAGATCTCTCTCGCGGGTCCATCGTACACGCTGCAAAGTGTCGTAGCGGCCGCGCAGCAGACCATGAACTGGTATCCGGAAACGATCGCGTCTCCGGACGAACCGCGGCGCCAGGTGCTATTCGGCCGCCCCGGATTGAAGTTCTTCGCGCAACTCACGCCCACAAAACTCCGCTGCCTCTGGGCCGGCGGCGGCCGCCTCTTCGCGATCCATGCGGACAAAGAGTCCGAGGTCCACGAGAACGGCACCATCAGCACGCAGCCGGGCTCAATCGCACAGGGCACAAGCAACCCCGATCCGGCGCAGATCGTCTCTAACGGGCATCAACTCATGATCGTGAGCGGCGGCCTGGTCTACTGCGATAACGGGCCCGGACCGGTCCCGGTGCGGTTCTCCTCGACGGGGACCTGCTCGATGACCGGCAGCGACAATGTCGTTCACTGGCTCACTGGGCCCAAGTTCGACGCCGGCACGATGGTGGGCAAGACACTGAGGCTCGATGGCGGCGGCTTCTATACGATCGTGACCGTATCGAACCCGACCACAATGCTGGTCACGCCGGCGCCGTACGCGAGCGCGGAATCGACCTGGTCCGTAGACAACCTGGCGCAGGTTGACGGTGTGACCGGAGGTTTTTTGGATGGCTATTTCATCGTCAACCGAGTGGCGAGCGCGGACCCGGCCCTACAGGCGCAGGGGCGCACGTTCAATATCTCGGCGCCGTTTGACGGCACGCTTTGGGATCCGCTCGATTTCGGCGTGAAGGAAGGCTACTCCGACTACATCAACTCGATTCTCTGCGACCACGAGGAACTGATCCTCTTTGGCAAAGAGACGATCGAGGTCTGGACGAATATCGGATCGACCCTCGACGCATCGGGGATAGCGAGTTTCCCCTTCCAGCGGATGCAGGGCGCCTTCATGCACGAGGGCTCCGTATCGATCTACGCTCCCTGCTCAGTGGGCCAGTTTACGTGCTGGCTGGGCGGCTCTCCCAACGGCCAGACCGTGGCCTACCGCGCTCTCGCATTCACTCCCGAGCGCATCTCGACGCACGCGCAGGAGGAAAGCTGGAACGCGCCCGATTTCAAGGTGAGCGATGCCGTTTCCTACTCCTACCTCGATGGCGGCCACCTGTTTTGGGTGATCAATTTCTGGCAGCAGCAGAAGACGTGGGTCTACGACATGACCGAGGGCCTCTGGCACGAGCGCGCCGGCTACAGCGCGGGCGCATTCCAGCGGTACCAGCCCTGGTTCCACGCATTCATTCCGGAGTGGGGGCAGGGCGGTAAGCACATCGTGGGAGACCCGGCCACCGGCAAACTCTACGAGCAGAGCCTGAACTTCTATAGCGACGACGGTGCTCCGATCCAATACCTGCGCGCGTTCCCGCATCTGCTCAACGAGAACAAGAACACCTTCCATCACCGGTTCGAGGCCTACATGGAGACGGGCGCGGTCACTGTCACCGATTCGCCGTTGACGGTGGGCCTCGACTGGAGCAATGACCGCGGCCACACGTTCATCGTGCTCACCAACAACCAGAACGCAGGCAATGCCGGCGAATATACGAAGCGCATCGTGTGGCGCCGCCTTGGCCGCGCACGCGATCGCATCTATCGCATCGGGGTGCAGGGAACGACGAAGGTGGCAATGACGGATGCGTTCGTCGAAGTAACGGCGGGGGAATCGTAGTGGCAGACAGACTGCAAGTGCCGCCGATCCGGACGCCGCTTGCGACCAACCCGGATGGGTCA